ACGAAGAACTATTAACTGATCCTTATAGTATGCCCTGGATTAAAGAACTAGCACTAGCATACTCAAAACTAATGCTAGCAGAAGCACGTGGTAAATTTAACACTATTGCTGGCCCACAAGGTGGCACTAGTTTAAACGCTGATATGCTTCGCATGGATGCTCAAGCAGCAATCGATAAACTAGAAGATGAACTTAAAACTTTTGTTGATGGACAAGCAGGTTTTGGAGTAATTATCGGTTGACAAACGGTCCTGATCCTATTATAATATAACTATGAAATTAAAATTGTTAGTGATTGGTCATGGTCGCCATGGCAAAGATACTGTCTGCGAAATTTTGCGAGACAAGTATGGTTATAGTTTTGAATCAAGTAGTCAGTTTTGTAGCAAGTTGTTTATCTACAACGACTTAAAAGACAAGTACGGCTATGCTAACGAAGAAGAATGCTATGCTGATAGACATAGTCATCGTCAAGAATGGTATGATGCTATTTGTGACTACAACGTTCCCGATCCTGCTAGACTTGGTAGAGAAATGTTTGCAGAGTATGACATTTACTGTGGACTACGTAACAAAAAAGAATTCCATGCAATGAAAAATACAGGTGTGTTTGACTATTGTATATGGGTTGACCGTAGTGATCATTTGCCACCTGAAAATAAAAACTCAATGAGTCTTGAACAATGGATGGCAGACTATACAATTTGTAATAATGGTACATTAGAGGATTTAGAATTTAATGTACATGCACTTATTAGTCACATTGACAGTTACAGTGCTAGCTAATTAACTACGTAGTTATCCTCTGTTTCCCCCCTGATATATAGCTTTTCTGGTAAATAGTATTATCAAATACGAACCCAGAGGAGAAATATAATGGCTTTAGTATCCCCAGGTGTAGAGGTACAAATTACAGATGAGAGTGCATACGGTGCCCCAGGCGCTGGCACAAGTCCGCTAATTGTACTTGCTACAAGAGAAAATAAAACAGACCCTACGGGTAGTGCATCAGATGGTATTGCAAAATACACAAAAAGTGCATACGCAGGTGAAGTTGTTCGTGTTACATCACAAAGAGAAGTAACACAGTTCTTTGGTAACCCTACATTCCGTACAAATAGTACAGATGTTGTTATTCAAGGTGACGAAACAAACGAATATGGTCTAATGGCAGCATACAGCTATCTTGGACAAGGAAATACTGCGTACATTGTACGTGCTGACGTAGATTTAGGTCAATTAGAACCTTCAGACACAGAACCAACTGCAGCATGGTCAACTGCTAACACACATTGGTTAGATACAGACGCAAGTAAATATGGTATTCACGAATATGACAGTACTGCAGATGTATGGCGCAACAAAATACCAACAGTTGAAGTAATTACAGGTGCAGCGGGTACTGCTCCACTAGCAACAGTTGTAACTGGCGGCTATCATGTTGTAATTAGTACAGATGACAATACAATTGAATATTATAAAGAAAGCGGTGCTGCATGGGTAGCACTAGCATCAGTTGCAACATTCGATGAGCACTTTAGTACACCAGCAGGACCGAGTAATGGTGATACATGGATTAAAACAACATCACCAGGTAATGGTATTGATTTAGTTGTTTATGAATATGTAACAACAGGTTGGGTACAGCGTACAGTACTAGGTGTAGGTTCTGGTACAAGTGTAACAGGTTATGTTCCGCAAAACGGTACTAGTACAACTGCATTAACAGCAAGTTCATCACAGGAAAATAAACTTGTATTAGACACAACAGGCGATATTATTAAAATCGGTGAGTTAGATGCAGACAGCGATGTAAATGCATTAACTACATTTAAAGCAAGTGTTGCTTTCCCAACTGCAACTGCAGCAGATGGTCAAGTTTGGTTTAATGATACACTAAATTCATTAGACATTTACACAGTAAGTAGTAATACATTTGTTCCGGCATCAAACGTAACATACGGTTCAAATTCTCCGTCAAATCCGTCGGGTGGTGACATTTGGGTTAATACTGCACTAGCAGGAACAAATCAAGCAAACGCAAGAGCATATCCAGACATTCGTGTTTATAACACAACAGTAGGTGATTGGGTATCACATGATAATACAGATCAAACAACAAACCGTGGTGTATTATTTGCAAACGTAACTGATACAGCAGGCGACACAAGTAACGGCGGCGCTGCAACTGTTATTACAGACGGACCAGATCCATTGGTATTCCCAGATGGTATGGTAGTTGTTAACATGGGACAAAGTGCAAACACTGTTCGTGAATATGACGCAACAGCAGGTGCATGGAGAAACGCAGTAGCAAATCATGCAGACGGCTCAGGCGCATTTGGACGTTTTGCACAGCACAAATATATTGCAGCTAAAATGCAAGCGGTAGCAGTAGGCGAAGATTTACGTGATCCACAACATGCATTTACACTTATGGCAGCTCCTAACTTCCCTGAACTAACAGACGAACTAGTAGCACTAAACAGTGACAGAGGCGAAACAGGATTTATCATTATTGATACTCCGATGCGCAAAAATCCAACAGATGCAATTACTTGGGTACAAAATGCAGGTATTGCAAGTGAAAATGGAGAAGATGGACTAGTAACAAACGACACATACAGTGCAGTTTACTATCCAGCAGGCGCAGGAACTGAGCCAGTAAACGGCAAAACAGTTGTTGTTCCTCCATCACATATGGCACTATATACATATGCATACAATGATAATGTATCATTCCAGTGGTTTGCACCAGCAGGCTTAACACGTGGTGTTGTACAAAACGCAAGTAGTGTTGGTTACCTAACAGACGAAGGTGAATACAAAGCAGTTGCACTTACACAAGGGCAGCGTGATGCAATGTATGAAAACAAACTAAACCCAATCACAACATTTATCGGACAAGGTACAGTTGTATTTGGACAAAAAACACTACACAACTTTGATAGTGCACTAGACCGTGTAAACGTAGCACGTTTAGTTGCTTACTTACGTGAACGTTTTGATCACATTGCTCGTCCATTCTTGTTTGAAATTAACGACCAGCAAACACGTGACAGAGCTAAACTAGTGTTTGAACGTTTCCTAGCAGACATTTTAAGCCGCAGAGGCATTTATGACTTTGCAGTTGTATGTGATGAAACAAACAATACACCAGCAAGAATTGATCGTAACGAACTATATATTGATGTTGCGATTGAACCAGCTAAAGTTGCAGAATTTATTTACATTCCAATTAGAATTGTAAATACTGGCACACTTTCAGCACAAATATAATAAAAAAATTAACTTAATACTTAATGGACGCTTTCGGGCGTCCATTTTTTTGACTGATTTGTAATAAATATACGTACAGAGCCAGTATTAGAGGAGAATTAATTATGGCAGTTTTAACAACACTTGGTGTACCAGATAATGCAGGTAACACCACAACAATTATGCCAAAACTACAATATCGTTTTCGTGTAACATTTATCGGCGATGGCTTTTCAGCAACACCAACACGCAGTGTAATGACAGTAACACGCCCAGCACTAACACACGATGAGATTCCACTAGACATGTATAACAGTAGAATTTATCTTGCTGGTAAACATACATGGGAACCAGTAACAGTTACATTACGTGACGATGTAGACAGTGCAGTATTAAGAGAATTAAACAATCAACTTAACAGACAAGTTGATCATGCAAACCAAAGTGCACCACGTGCAGGCGCATCATACAAGTTCCAAACAGTAGTTGAAACACTAGATGGTGCAAACCCAACACCAGGCGTACTAGACAAGTTTGAACTAGCAGGTTGCTACATTAGTAATATTCAGTATGGCGATATGGCATATGCAACTAGTGATCAAGTTCAAATGTCTGTAACAATTCGTTACGATAATGCAGAAATTTATGATGCAGCAGGTAACGCAACACTAACAGGCGCTGATCAGGACCAAACAGTAAGTAACGCAACTGGCGGTAACACTCAGTAAGAGGTAAATGAGCGATGGGATTAACTGCTAATACTGGCCCTTATAATGCAGCGGCAGAACATTTTGGTGTCGATGACCTGATAATGTCAAAAATCCCTCGCAAGAAATTTAATTTCTCTATAGAAATTGAAACAATTTTTGGAGGGTTTACATTTCACAGAGTACAAAGTGTAAGCCTTCCTGATTATAATTATAATGTTGTTAATGTAAACCAATATAACAGACAACGTTATGTACATACTAGATTAGAGCCAACTGCAGCAAGTTTAGCATTTTACGACACAGTAGATAATCAGTTTCAAGATATGTTAAGAGACTACGCAAATCATTATAGTCATGGTCACCAAGTAAGTGAGCGAACTATGACAACATATGATACAATTACGCAAGGATTTGATGGAACGTTTGGTATTAATCCTGTAGATAATTCGCAAAGATACTTTTTTCCAATTATAATTATTAAAAATCAAGATACTGCAAATTCTTATCGTAGTATTGTTATGTACAATTGTATGATTACAAATGTAGGACATGACAGATTAGATTATGCCGATAGTAATCCTGTTATGTGGCAAGTCCAAATTCAACCTGAACATGTTAATTTTGATACAGGAAATATAAGTAATGGAGCAACAGCATCTGGTGTAAATGCTCCAACTAAAGCATATGATATTGCTAAAAGTGCTGCAGCAGGAATATTAGTTGACGCCGCAGGAAATGTAATAAAAAATATTGCAGGACAAAATATTAGTATTTCTTCTATTGCTAATTTTGGAGCAACATCAACTAGTGATCAATTTAGAATTGCAGTTGACAGTGCAGGTCGTGCATTAACTGATACACTAGGAAATCCTATAGTTATTGGATCAATACTTGCAAATGCAACAGGAGTAAATCCTGTAGTAGGTGCTGTTGCTGGCGCAGTTGTAAGTGGCGAAATTAATAAATCAACTGTTGCAAATGTAGCAAATACCTTTGTAAAGACTGGAATTGCACAAGGCTTTAATAGAATTATCAATAGTTTCTTCTGATAAATACCTATATAATGGCAGCAAAATTCCAACAAGGTATATACAAACTTAAAAACCCAAGCAAATATATTGGCAAACATCGTCCACGTTATCGAAGTGGATGGGAATTAAAGTTTATGCGAGTTTGTGACGATCATCCAAACATTATTGCATGGGCAAGTGAAAGTCATAGAATACCTTATAGAAATCCATTAACAAATAAAGCAAGTAATTATGTACCAGACTTTTTTGTAGTTTACGAAGATAGAAACGGTAAACGGCAAGCAGAGTTTATAGAAATAAAACCAGCAGGACAAATATTAGGTAATGCTAAAGGTACAGCACAAAAAGCCGCTGCAGTAGTTAACGAAGCAAAGTGGCAAGCCGCAAAAGTATTTGCAGAACGTCAAGGAGTAGGATTTAGAGTTTTAACTGAACATGAACTGTTTAATAATCCTAAAAAGAAAAAATGAGTAGAAAAATTGA